GATGTCGTTGGTTTTGTTAAAGGTGAAGATAATAAGTATGATAAACTTTTTTTATCAACTTTTTCTAATTGAATAGTTTTATTAGTTATACTAATATTTATTGTTTTATATAAATCGGCAGGTATGGTAACTTTACCATTAGATAAAGTTAAATCATTAGCTTTATAAAATACATCTATTTTTTGTTCAAGTTTTTCAGGTATGTTGCCGTAATCTTCCACAAATCTTCCGGCATTTTGTTTTATAACTGCACGATTATAATCATGAAAATTTCTGTCTAGTATATCAAGTTGCACTTGAGCACCTATTCTTTTAAATTCATCTGGTGTTAAAAAACCTCTTGATTCTTTATTTAATATTGATAATACCGTTTGATATACTGTATTTACATTAATTGCCATAATTTTTATTTATATAATGATTAAGCCGCATATAGCGGCTCAACCACTATAATTAACTATTTAACTCTTTTTTCAACTGTTTGATAAACTTCAATTCCTTCGTCAGTTTTAAACCATGCAGCTAATGCTGAATATGGATTTTCATCGAATGGAACTGTTATAAGTTTTCTCCCCGTTGATGCCCACGTAAATGTTCTTTGATCGCTTGAAAGATTAATAATATTATTTTCTACAGCTTTTATACCTACGTTTCTAATATTAATATTTTCGTCATTTGCTAATTCTAAGAACAACACAGGGTTATTTCTAGCAAATAATAATAAATCTCTTTTAAGCTCCTTAGAAGTCATTTTAGATACTTCATTACCTAATTCTGACCTCAATATTGCTTCTGCGTGATCAACATCAATTGTTTGTGCTAAATTTAACGCACTAATTTCTAATTCAAGTACCTCTAAGTCATCTTGAGCAATTTGAGCAGGATTATGTTCTGCAAATTTTTTGCCGTTGTCAGGGTGCATTGAAAGAAATTTTTGTAAGATTTGTTTTTCTTTTGGAACATAAAGTTTGCCATCTCTAAAAGATATGTGGCTCATTCTTTGTGGTCCTTTCATTTCATCTGCAAATACTGTTTTTTGATTTTCACAGTATTTTATTTCTCTTTCATAACCTTTTTCTTTGTCAAACCATAATATACCTCTGCTTTTTATAATATAAACAATAGGTGTTTCGTGTATGGTTAGTTCATATAATTTATCTTGTATTTGTGGTTTAACCACTTTTTTTGATGGAGCAACCGTAACAGGTTCTTCAGCAGCCATCTCTGCTTTTTGTTTTTTTGCCATAATATAATATAATAAAAATGTTAAAATAAAGGCATAGGGTGCCGAAGCACCCATTACCTTTAATAAATATTAAGAGTCAAATCTGATAAAGTTGTTAGCAGCTTGTACTACTAAACATCTTTCTGATAGATAGTGAACTTCCATCTTGTCAACTCCAGAAGCGGTAGCACCACCTACTGAACCTGTAATCCAAGTTTTCATTTTTCTATCATCAGCTTCAGAAGCTCTATATCTTACGTGTAAGAATGGTCTTTTTACATTCTTACCAAGATTTTGGTCATATACTGAAGATGTACCTGCTGGCACTAATACTCCTTCTAAACCACCAACTAATCCTCTAGTTGACTTGTTGTTTAAGTATTTCCAGTCAGTTTTATAGAAGTCATAAGAACCTCTTCTGAAACCAGAAAAACCTAAATTTAAAGCCATATCTTGAGAGTTGTTGAATACTCCAAAAGATGTACCGCCATCAAAGTTAGCATTAACAGCTCCTAACATATCATCAATACCTAAATTAGCACCTCTATCTAAGAATAACATATTTTCTTCAATAGCTCCTTGCTCATCTAAGTTAGCTAATAATGTATCAAAGCTAGCTAATACTGGGTCAGTAGTATCATCAAAAAATCCAGTACCAACAATACCTCTTGAACCAATAGCTGCTAAAAGACCTTCAGATCCAGCAGGAGCATCAGTTACAGAAGAGAATACATTACCACCAGCAGATTTTTCAGCTTCTACCATCGCCATTTCTAGGTAATCTTCAAATCTTTTAGAAGTATCTCCTTGAGATTTTAAATACCATAGATATCCTGATTGTCCAGCTTCACCTGAAACTTCTACCCAACCAATTTGAGATGCGTCAGATCCAGAAATTTCAAAGTGATCTTTAAGAATCATTGGCTTATTAGTTAATGATAAAAAGTTAGGCTCTATAGATTCAACCATAGTGTCTGTTCCTTTTTTAAATTCAGAACCGTAAACAAAAAACTTAATTACCTGATTGTCTGTAGTTGCGATACCAGAGATATCATCTACATGCTCAGCTGCATAAGGTCTGATTGTTAATTGAGATGTTGAAGCCTCAGCACCTGCAGTTACAAGAGCTTTGAATACAATATTATTAACAACTGCTACAACAGTAGCGCCTTTTCTTACTACGTGAGCTTCAGTAGCTCCAGAATCAATACCAGTAATTGTATCTACAACACCAGTTACAGGATTAATTTGTCCGTTATATGCTAAGTGTAATCTACCTTGCTCAGACCAAATAACTTGATCAGATGCCATAGGCATTTCAGCACCTAACATTTGAATGAATCCAGAAATAGATCTGTCTCCATACTTTTCTACCTCAGCTTCATAAAGCTCAGGAAGATATTGTTTTGTCCAACCATCATTTCTTATATCTAAATAAGAACCAATAGTTGTCATTTTTGAAGCAGCAGGAGTGACTAAACCGCCAGTCCCAACTGCAAAACTTGTTGCTGCCATTTTAAATTAATTTTTTTAATTAGTAATTTTTAAGTTTAAATTTTAGCTTAGAATCACCATCTCCTGATATAGCTCTTACTTTTATACCGCTAGTTTCAACATAACCGTCCGAAGTTTTTCTAGGATCCATATTAATGTTCTTAGCTTCTGCGGACATTTGCTTTATAGCATCTGCTTTACCTTGCTCATAAAAATGATTTGCTATTGCATCAGGATTAGAAGCAGCAAATAAAGATTTATGAAAACCCTGTGCGTCTTGTAACATTTTATTGTCACCAACATATTTATTAAAAACATTTAATAAATCACTTTGATTTTCTTTTACTTTAGCAGCATCTTTAACATTAAAACGATATTTTTTGTCTCCAACTTTAAAATTAAAACCTTTAAAATTATCGTTAAAAACATTATCTGTTTGTTGTTTAAAATGCTTATTTTGCTTTGCTAATAATTCATCAGCCGATTTTTGCTCTTTATTATAGCGATTGAAAAAATCTATTGCTTTTTGTTGCTCAGGAGCTAACTTAGAACCCAACTTGACTTCTTTGTAATATTGATCCTTGAGGCTTGTTAAAAAGTTTTTAGCATTTGCAACCTCTTCTTTTAGAGCTAATTTTTTTCTTTTTATTTCTCTTTCGTCATCTACCTCATTGTCAAATGAAAAACTATCTTCCATGAGAAATTGTATTTCATCATAACTTAAATGAGGTTTTGTTTGTTTATAATATTCAACTAATAGCGTATTTTCGTCTGAGTTACTATAATCTGCGTTTAGTCGAACATAGTCATCTAATGTACCTCCTGTTTCATTCATAAACTTTACTAAGTCTATAATATTTTCAGGATAATCTATTGACTCTTGTGTTTCTTCTTCCTGTAATACTTCTTCTTGTTGCGGTGTGGGGTCGGTAGCTTCAGTGCTTCCATCCACTCCTGCTTCGTTAGTATTATCTGTTTCAGTGGTTTCATCGGTTATTTCTTCTAATATTGGTGTTTCTTTTATTTCTTCTTCTTCCTTTTTTTCTTTTCCGGAAGATTCTTCAGTGCCCTCTTCGACGTTTTCTTTTTGAATTTCTTCGCTAGTTTCGGATTCGTCGCGTACAGGAACCTCATCTGTGCTTTGCTCTTGAACGGCATCTGTTTCTTGTTTAGGTTCGTTTAAATTTACTTTATACATTCCAGACTCTTCATCAAAACTTGATGATTTCTGAACTGCTTCTTCTTTTTCTTGAATAGATGATTCTTCAGCATCTATTACTTTTGCTTTAATTTCTGCCATAATATAATATTATATAATTGTTTAAAATTTATCTTGGATCAAATTGCTCTAATCCAAACCCACCAAGGTTATCAAATCCAGCGGATTCAAAGTTTTTTGGCGGTGTGCCAGATTTTCTCTGGTCTATTAATTCACTTTGTTGCGATGCTTGTATTTTAGTTCGCTCGTCTTTACGATCTTCTTTATATTTCTCTTTATTTTTAATTACATCTGCTTCAGCTTTTCTAAGCTGCATGTTTAATTGAAATTCATATTCCATTAATTCTTTCTTAATTGCAGCTTCTCTTTCTAATTTTGCAATATCAAATTGAGATTGAGCCTGCGCAATTTTTACTTTACTTTCTGCAATACCTTGTTGTTTTTGTATATCAGCAGTAGCAGCAGCTTGAGCAGATTGTGCGTTAGACTGAGATTGTGCTTGGATATTTTCCATTTGTATTTGTCTATCGCTCTGGAATTTTTGTTTTCTTCTTAGCTTTAATAATTGATTAGCTAATTTTAAATTTTTAACTTCTCTTACATCAATAGCATCTTCAAGATTTATTTGTTGTTGTTGAATAGCCATTTGAATATTATTTTCTAATAATTGTTTTTCTTCTTCATCAGGAGCTAATTCTAAAAATATACCAAAATCGTGCAAATGCAAACTATATAATTCATCTAAAGTACCTACATTAAATTTACCTAATGACTGTATAAACGATTGTTTACTATTTGCATATTCTAAAACATCTGATATTCTTAAAGATACAGCCTCAGCCGTTTTTAAAGTTAAATACAAGCCACCTTGTAATATATGTCTTGTAGCTGTATTGCTATTAGCAGCAGCTAATTTTTGCAAACCAACTAAAGCATTCTTATCAGGTTGACTGCCATCTCTAGCTTCATTCAATCCGGTTACGTCACGCATATTTTGTAAATAATAATTATAAGATTGTATTAAGCTTGCAATTTTTGTATTACCACCAGAAGCTCTTAATTCTTGAATAGGAACTCTACCGTTATTAAAATCTCCATCTTGAGTCATAGATCTACCAATAACAGAACCTGTTTGAAAATACATATTTAATGCTTCTTGTGGATTGTAATTTGTGCCATTACCTAAATCTACTTCAGCAATACCATCCGCATCTAAAAATACCCCGTCAGGAACCATACGAGATAGCACTTGTTGCAGTTTAAGATGCGTTATTTGAATCATATCTGCAAAAGATGTCATTCTGCTAACCAACGATTCAGGCTTTCCTTTATATATTCTTGGAGCTACAATATTGTAACTCATTTGTACTTTTGTAATATCAGACTTAGGGCGTGTCATGTTAATACACTTTTGCCATTTCAACATTTTTTCTAACCCAACTATTTTAGCGCCTTCATATAAACATTCAATAGATCTATTTACCTTTTCAAATCTTGATCTCGCATCTTTCGGAGGATCAAACTCGTCTGTTTTTTGTATTGCTTTATCTGCACCCGTAGAAGTTTGTTTTATTTTGTATACTTGATTTTCAAAAGTTTTATATTCAAAATATAATACATGCACATAATTTCTATCTTGACTTTCTGCCGTATATGACTTATTATATAATTTTGAATTACCAGATCCATAACCTTCAATATCTTCTATATCTTCATTTGTTAATTGTGGAAATTGTTTTTTAAGTTCAACAATAGGAACTCTCCTTACTTCACCTACATAATATATATCATCAAAATACGGAGAATCTGTATAAGAATAAACTATATCAGCAGGATCTACATATTCTAATTTAATTCCTTCAGCTGTATTAAAGCTATTCTTAATGCACCCCATGCCAACAACAGCAATATCATAATCTACTCTTTTCTTTAATAATTCATATTTATTTAAATCAAATATATTACTTAAAGCTTGTTCTTGTGCAATTTCAATAGATTGTTTATAGCTTAATTGCATATGTAATGATAACTCTTGATCGTTTTCTGGTAAATTTTTTGGATCCGTTTTAAAAGTATTAACGCCTAATGCTTCTTGTATTTTTGTTTTAAAATCTCTAGCATACATATCACTCATCATATCTTCTACATATTTTGTTCTTTTTTGTGTAGAAATATCATCAATTGAATATGCTTTTATATCATATGTTCTTTCAGAAATACCATTTACAACTATATCTACAAATTTAGGTATAATTGGAACTGGTTTCCAATCTAAATTAAGATATGATAAATCACCGTTAATAGACAATTCATCTTTATATTTTTGTATACTTTGTTCACCTCTTGCATATAATCTTAACCTATGAAAGTTATCTCTATTTGCAAAGTAACGCGCACTTCCTGAGTCTTTTTTAAACCATTCAGATTCTACAGCTTTAGCAACTTCTAATCCATATTGCAAATCTGCTTTCTCAATGTCGCTTACCGCTTGACTGGGGAAAATACTTCTTGTGGGTATTTTTGCCATTTATTGTATTATTTTTGAAAAATTGCCTTTATTATTGTATTTAGCAAAACTAAAATTTACTTTATTTTTTAATTTATTTACAGGTTTTGGGGCATATAAGTTTTTATTACAAGCCATTATTGCTAATCCAGAACTAATAGCTGCGTCAAATTTCGTTCTTTTATTTATATCAAACTTAGCCCAATCATTTAAAGTAGTATTAAAATACATATCTCCATAATCTCCATTCCCTTTATTTCCAATATATGAATTTATATAACTTTCTATAGCTGATGCATGTGCTTGCCTTATATCCTCGCTTGAGTTTGGTATACCGCCTATTTCTTTTTCAGCGGCTGATAATTTATTCCAAACTTTATCAGGTCTATTCATTGAATAACCTCTGTAGCCTCTTCTTTTTAAATAGTATAATAATCTTGGTTTATTATTTTCTGCAAGTATTGGCATACCATAAAAATGTAATGCCATTAATATATCTTCAAAAAATATTTCAGCAGTTTGAGGCCTAGCTATATACTCAAGAAAAAACCTGTTTGCTGGTACTTCTTCCATGCTAAACTTAGTAAGACCATGCAATGATCCTTTAGATCCTTTGCCGTCGGTAGTTCCTGATATATCATAGCTATCACAGCCAAAAGCGCCAATATGTTCGTTTGCGGGATATTTAACTCCATTTTTATTTATTACTTTATTTTGTAATCTTATCGGCGGTACCCAACTAACATTAAATCTACCATTAGGGTTAGGAACAAATTCTACTTTTGTGTCTTTGATCCCATTTTTCCACTGAAAACTGCCACAAGTGATAAGAGCATTGTATCTAGCTTCTTCATTGTAGTCAATTTGCTCGTAAATCCTAGCAAGATTAAATATGCTATTTTTAGTTTCATCACGGAAAGCGTGTTCTTCAGTTCTTGGAAATTGTCTGTAAAATTCATTTAAACCGTCTTGATCTCCTTTTAAGCCTTCAACTTCATTTTCCCAGTGCTCGATAACTCCGACATCAATATATTGGTCATGGTTATCTTTGACAGGGTTTTCTGGCGTATTGAATACAGGTAATCCATAAGAATCAATGAATCCTTCGAAGTTCCATTCCATAGGTATGAACAAACTATATAGTCCCGAACGAGTCTGTCCATTGCGATTTCTTTTTGTAACATCTGAGTCATTGTATAATTTTTTAAAGTTTTCACCACCTTTATCTAATGAGTTACTTGTTGAACCCATCATACATTTACCTATAACTCTTGAACCTAATCTTAATGTGGT